AGTCCCCGGCCCACCTGTTCCGGGCCATACGCTGTACGACAACAAATTCTGCTGCAACACGTTGCCCGGATCGTAGTCGAACCGAGGGCCGTAGACGGCAGCGGTGGTCGTGGGGGTGTAGGTGGTAGCGTTCGGCCCTTGCTCTAACTGAGCGCCCCAGACATAAACTGCGGTAGCAGTTTGTCCTGCGGTTACGCTAATCGCAAAATTGCCTGAACCCGCTGTCGAGCCGTTAGTAGCGGTAGCAGAAACTCTGTCCCAATTTCCCGTTAACGTCCAAACCGTAAAGACCGCCGATCCTGAAAACGGTTGCCACGAAACACTAATGGTTTGACCTGCCTGACCTTTTAAATAAACAGATCCAGTCAATGTTTGATTGACTGCGGTGTTATAACCTTGATAAAGGCTATTGTTAGACGTACCAGAAAACGTCCACAAACTTGCTGTTAACGTACCGTCAGGAGCCACGCCTGTATTTGTTGAAGTCAGCGTGACATTTGTTTGCGTTATCCAAGGACTTAGGTTTAACGCCTGACTCTGCAACAACAAGTTCGACGGCGCGTACTGCAACAGCCCAGACGAGTTGTACTGGGTCGCAACCGTGCCACGGGAGAACGTAGCGCCCTGTGGCAGCGAACCGTTCAAAAGATTCGCGTTAAACGTAGGGATGAGACCACCGGCCCCACCCCCACGCGTTAACCCTAAGCCGAAACCAAAAGCCATGTCGGCCCCTAGTAAATTGCTACGAGGTTAGTCGCGGTCGTGTTCGTCGTCCAAACACGCACCGCCTGCACAGGCAACACCGTACCGGCAAGGACACCGTAAAACAAGACCGTCTCGTTCTGCGCCGTCTGCACCTGAATGTTGCCCGATCCGCCGCGGTAAATCACCGCCGTGACTGGCACGGCGGCGTTTGACGGGTTGGTGAAGTTCGTGGTGTTACTCGTCGTAACAGCGAACGCACCGCCCGGATACTGCGGGAACGTAGGACTCGGGTGAGTTTGGTTACCCATGTCAGTGTCCTATTAGTACGTGACGACCGGCGGGTTCGCAATCGGGCTAGTCGGCGTCTGCGGGTAGTACGTGCCATCCGGGTTACGGAGGACGTAGTTGACTGACAGGATCGCAGAGCCAGCGACTGCCGTACCAGAACCCGTATACGTGAACGTAACACCGAGCATCGTGTCCGTCGGACCCGTGTTGGTGAGGTACTGCATACCGGCAATGTTGGTTATCGAAGTACCCGACACATACGTGAACGAGGTACCCGAACCGACTTGGTTACGCTGCGCGGAGTTATACGCCGTAATAGCCGAACTGGAGCCGTGCGTTACGATGTTGAGGCCGCTGCTCAGACTGACCGAACTTGCCGTGAACGTGTACGCCGTCGCCGTCGAAGTAATCGACGCAGACAACACAAGCGTCGTGGCATTGGTGATGGACGAGACCGTGATCGTACCAGTAATACCCGCGCCCGTGACCACCATGCCGGGGTAGATACCTGCGGTGGACGTGAAGGCTTGCGTAGCGCTAGTCGTAGCCGCCGTACACGTCGTGGTGACAGTCGAAACGCCCGTACTGATAGTCGTGCCGGTGCCGCCATACGCGTTAATGTTCATCGTAATACCCGTTGGGATAGTCGAGAAGTTAAACGGAATGACGACATCCAAATAGATGCTGCTGATGAACGACCCCGACGGAATGACAATAGGCTGCGCCGTGCCACCGTTGGTCGTCAGATACGGATAGAACACCGCAGACGAGTTGTTCGCAGACGTGTTCATCTGCGTGAACGAGATCGGCGCAAACTGCGAGCCGTCACCGGCACCGAGATTGCGGTAACCGTTGGTCGGGTACGAGCCAAGATACGTCGGTGACGGTGTGTTCGTCAGTACGATTGCCGGATTATTGTTCTTGATCGTGCCCAACAGTTGTGGGCCTAAATGAGTCTGTAATCCCATGATTCTTCTCCTGCCCCTTGCAGGGGGCCATGTATCGTCGTCTTACGATCTCTGCAACGTCCGCTAGGCCGGTTCGTAAGACTCAATGTTCCTAGAGAAAGGGGGCCGTGAGGCCCCCTTCGTCATCAGGCCACGCCGAACACGCCGAGCGGATCCGACCAACCGAACGAGTAACGTTCGCGGCTCTTGTACCGCACGTTGCCCGTATCGAAGTCACCGTCCATGCTGTTCTGAAGCGCAACACGCTCAAACATCTTCAGGCCGTTCGGAACGTCCGTGAGGATGTAGTAGCCGTGGGTGTCGGTCAAGAAGTGGTTCACCTTGAACCCTTCGCTGATCGTGCCCATCGACTTCAGAGCGTTGATGTCGTTGTCCGACGTGCCAACACGGAGTTCCGTGTCGAGCAGACGCTTCGCAACGAACATCTGGTTCGGCGGCACCACCAACTTGCGCGGCTTCGCGGCGATCAACAGACCGCGCTCGTCCGTCCAACCGGCGATCTGAATCGTCGCCGCTTCAAGCGACGTTTCGTTCAAGTCCGGAGCCGTCGAGAAGGTGTTGCTGTTCGTACCGCCCGAGACCAACGGGTGCGCCGTCGAGAACAGAGGAACGCCGTCGCCACCATTGTAGAAAGCGTTAAAGCCGTTGTTGATGATCGAAGCGGCCTTGTACTGCTTGGTGTACGCCATAGCGCGAGCGAGCGCTTTGGTGTAACGCTTCGACAGCGAGTCGTACAGGTTATCTTCAATCGCTTCTTCCGTGATGGAGAAGCCGAGAGCGATGGTCTCGTGGTTGTAACGAGCGGTCCACGCTTCCTGCGCATTGTCATACGCAATCGCCTGACCTTCGTTCTTAACCGGAGCAGCGTTGAAGCCCGAGAGTTTCGTCTCTTCTTCAAACGAACGCTCAGAGGTCTCGACCTCAAAGAGTTCCTTGTGTTCCTCGCCGTACGAGGCGTACTCCAGACCGAACAGGGCGTTGAGACCCGGAAGCAGTTCCTTAAGGAGTTGTGCGCGTGAAATTGCCATTGTTAGTTACTCCTTAAGCGCCAGCGCCGATGCTGGTGTAATGGTAGTCGTAGTTCCAACCCACGACGACTTCGGGGTAGCCCACAAACGCGACCGCCGTACCCGACGGAGCCGAGCAAGTGATACCGGTATTGGTAGCCGCAGTCGCGCCCGTCTGCCCCGAAGCCGCAGTCTGAACAACAACCGTGTTGGTCGATGCAACAACCGTTTGGACGTACGCAAACTGGCCCGGAAGAGCGCCCGTGTAGCCAAGGATGATGCACTGCATGCCCGGATAGATACCGGTCGTGCTTGCCACCGTGAACGAACCCGACGAGATCGCGCTAGCCGTGATCGTGTTGACCGTGACCGCCGTATCCGGAACCAACTGGACGATGCGGAACGGAGCCGACACGCCCGTGTTACGGAGGTTACCCGCCACGCTCGACGCCGAACCCACAGGGTTGCAGCCCGTGATACCCATCGACGAGTCGCCCGTCGAGGTGTTACCGCCCGCGCCCGGACACAGGTACGCATTGGTACCCACGAAGGCCGGAGACATGTAACCGATGGTGCTGGTCGCCGTGAAGGCAACGCTGATGTTCGCCGCAGCAGCCACAGCCGCCTGAGTCAGAACCGCCACGCGGAACAGCGCTTGCGGGTCGTCAACGACGTAACCCTGAGCATCCTGCGCGTTGGTGCTTGCTAGCCAGTATTGGTAACGGTTCTTCCCGTAGATCGGGCCGGGACCGGCACCGCCGACGCTGCTAGACGTGCTGTATTCCGCGCCTTGGAAAATACCAAGGCCGTAACCCGCCGTACCCGCGAACGATGCGGTATAACCCGTGGTGTTCAACGAACCGCCCGAGAAACCCACCACGTCGCCATAGAACAAGTTGCTGCTAAAGCCTGTGGAGATGGGCCACATACGGGTCGAACCCGAGTAGACCCGACCGCCCAGCAGGTTGTACGGCTTCAAACCGTACGGTGCTGAAATAGTAGGATAAGCCATTGAAGACTCCTAAAAGTTATTTGCCACGCCCAAAAGAGACCTGAGACTTT